ACCCTGTCGACACATTCATCAATAACAATTATTAAAATTGCGTCCTTGCTTGTATCTTCAATTCCCAAAAGCGTTTTTAACTGTCTTAAAACGTTATCTTTATTCACCTTCAAAAACCTCCTTTGCATACCGCATTGTATAATGGTAAACGTGATTTTCGGCACCCTTTGGCAAGTCCCGCCCGAGTTCGCGAATCCACCCGTTACCCTGCATTATTTTATTTATCTTTTCCGCAATCTCTCCCGGCTGTGTCTTATCGGCTGACCAAATATCTATTTGCAGTCTTGATAATTGAGCCTGTTCGGCATTATCCGCCCTAAAGCTTTCTTTTGTTATCAAATCATAATATGATACCGCGGGAAGCTTTCCAAAGCTTTCGGGATACTGATAGCAGACCCTGATTTTTTCGTTTCTAAGCGGCGCAAGCAGCTTTTCCGCTATTTTATTTACATTAATCATTTGTCTTCACCTCTCTACAGTTCGGCAAGCAGACCCTGCCTTATCGCCTCTATAACCGCTTCTTTTTGGTCATAAAGCGCAGGAACAAGAAACGGCTGCGGCGCTTGTCCTGTTGTATACACAAACCCGCCTGTTCTTTCGTCGAAGTAAACCCAGCCTTTTTTGGAAGTGTGAGGTTTTGACGGGTCGCCCTTTGAGCCTGTTCCGAACTCGACATATATTCCGTATTCGGCTGTCGGTCCGATAACAACGCTGTTTCCGCCCTCGCTTTGAACAACAATACTGTTTGCCAGTCTCCCCGTGTCTTTCGGGCAATTTGCCTGCGCCTCTGCCCGCACAATTTCACCGCCGCGCAGAAGTGCGTTTTCTATATTACAAGCATTATTCAGCCTTGATATAACATTATCAATTCCGTCAATCTTTATGGATATATTCACACTTTTCCTCCTTTCGGGCAAAAGAAAAGCGTCCTATCATTGATGATAAAACGCTTTATGCTATTCTATTTTATTTGTAAAGATTTTCGATTAATGCATTTTTCAGTATTTCCGAAAAGTTCACATTATTTTTTATAGCCTTATCATTGAGCCACGCAGGTATTGTGAGGGTCTTTTTTACCGACCTTGACTCTTTTGTGCAATCTTTAAAATCACAATATATCGGAACAACAAAACCGTCTGTTTGCTCTTCTTCAATCTTGCGTATATCTGACGGCGGCGGCAGTTTCAAGTCTCTTTCAATTACCGATTCGGCATATCCCGTCAAAGCCTCTTGCGCGTACATAATACATTCTTCAACGCTGTCACCGAAAGTCTGGCATCCTTCTAAGTCGGGAAATTCCGCCCATACCGAACCGCCTTCTTCGTGGAATACCGCAGGATAAATCAACATCATAATATCAAACCTCCCGAATATTTTATTTAAGACCTGTGCGCTTTAATATCGCATTCAAAAGACCGATAGGAACATCTCTGCCGTGAACGGGAACAATTTCCGTTTTGTCACCCTTTATTAATATGTGGTGACTTCCGTGTATTCGTTCTATCTTCCAACCGTTCTTTTGTAATAGTTTAAGCAAGTCCTTATCTTTCATTCCCTCACCTCACTATTTATTATAGCACGTATTGTACGTATTGTCAAGAAATTTTTCACCTCTCGATATAATCGGGCGTGGGGCATTCTTGCTTAGGACAACGCCTGCATATATTCCACATTTGTTCCGTGATTTCTTTTTCATCTGCTGTCTTTTTAATTTCATTGCTTGACATCATTTGCAATTCCACACAATACGCCAAATCTATTTTTTTATTCATCATCGGGCAATTCATTAACTCAACCATTTGTTCATTACCTCCAAGATTTTTTCAGTATCTTCTCCAAATCTGACCTTACCTATAACGGTATTAACAACACCATCTCTTTTACGTATTCCCGTTATTCCGTTATTGTGATAATAATTATACTGTGTTTCGGGATTCGGGTATTTTTTCATAATAGCGATAGCTTCATTGCAAAAAGATACGGCATCATCTTTTGAAACACCGTCTTGCGCCATTCTCTTTTGACTGTGCGCAGACCACTCTGTGATTTTCAACTGCTCCGTTGGGTACGCTTTACCTTTATTCGTGATGCCGAGTTTTGACAATTCTCTGTCTATTTTAACGTATTCAATCGGTCTGCCGTCTATGTTGCGATAATAATACTTATAATCGCTCCACCGTTCACTATCATTATACTTCATATTTTGGAATAATTCAAGCGTTTTCGGCATATTTTCCTTGCCCAAACGCTCTGTATATCGGCTATACTGTGCCGTATCGGCGGAACGGTTCTTATATGCCTTGATTGCCGTTTTCTTTTCTTGTGACAGTCCCTCATACCACTCTTTATAGGTCATATCGCCCCGAACCTTATAATTCTTACCCGTCTCGGGGTCACGGGCGAGCCGAGATGTAAGCTTTACATCACCGATAACGGTATAACACATACAATGCGGATGAATGGGCGGTTTATTTTTGCCCTCAACGCCCTCATCGATATTAAACGTCTTGCCGTCAAGTGCCGCGCACACGTCACACGTTTTGGAACCGAGAGTTGCATAATATGTATACTTATCTATCCCCATATCCTTATACGCGTCAAACCGTCCCACTTCGGTAAAGTGGGTTGTCTCGGTCTGTATCAGGCGATATGCGTTATAATATGTGTTTTGCGTTACTTTTTGAAGCTCACGTGCCATATGCGGATAGCTTGAACCTTTAACAAGCCCATTTGTAATTATTTTTTGTGCCTTCCCTGCGGCTTCCGCTGTGTTATCCCATATTCTCTGAGAATAATTCTTACCGTGAAATGGTGCGGAAAGAACTTTTTCAAGCGTCCGCTCCGGCACAAGCGAAAAATCAATACCGCAATTTAAGCCCCTTGCGGCATCATCGATTGTTCCGTATTTTGAGCCAAGATAGGCATTTTTCAAATACGGCTTTATAATTTCCGCCGCACGCCCCGCAACTTTCATCAAGTGGATATACGCCCTCATTTTGACCTGTTCCGCACGGTCTATACGAAAGTTATACGCCTGTATTATTTTTAAGACCTCATTTTGTCTCACTGCATCGGGGGCGCTTAACGCTGTTTTCGCCAAATCCTTTCGCTCCGGCTCACTTTTAATCACAGTGTCGCGTGCCGTCCCGATTTTTCTTATATCCTCATCAATCGCTTCAAACGCTTGCTTGTACAGGCGAATAATGCGGCTTATAGGCACATTATCCCCTTGATGAAGCTGCCTGTTTAACAGTTCGGCACGTCTGCGCCAATACAAATTATCTGACCGCATTATTATTCACCGTACCGCATCAGCTCGCGCTGGGTTAAAATAGTATTCTTTTCGCTCTTCGCCTTTTCTTCGGCGGCAAGCTTCGCCTCTTCCTTTGCGTCGCACACGAACGGAAGGATTCCCAGAAGCGTCTCTGTTGATACCGTGCCGCAAAGATTTCCCACTATCTGCGAGAGTTCAAGCTCATTTGCGGGAAGATTTCGCTTGAAGTGAATATCCACTTCATAGACGGGTACGCTCTGCATATTCGCCTTTACCTCAAAGAAGTGCATATACATTTTAAACCTCTCGCGTAAGCCTTGCTCAAACAGCCGCTCCTTTCCGAGGGTCAGCTGTTCAAACACAAGAAGCTTATACTTAATCGCCACACCCGAGGTATTGTTTCCAAATTTCTCATCCGATAAATCGGGGACCATTGACGTTTGATGTATATCGTCCTTGATTGACTTTCTGAGAACCTCAACGTCCGATTCGCTCAGAACCTTGCTTAAATACTTTGCTTCTGCATCCAAATCGCCCATCAGTATTTTTTCTCTCATCAGCTTTCGCGCCTGTTCGCTGTCAATGTCTATGCCAAGCAACAGCAAGAATGAATCCACAAACTGAACTTTATCGTTGATTCTGTCCGACATCAGCGTGTTGTATGCGTCTATCAAAGAAATCTGCTGTTCAAAATCGCCCTGTTTTTCGTCATTATTGAGATATTCCACAAACGGAACATCACCGAAATAATGTTCCTGTGTATCCGTCAGCGCAAGCGCCGATGTATCATACCCGAAATACGTATATACGCGCTCTTTGTCTGCGGCAATAACGTTTATTCCGCTTGCCTGACCGTTTATATCAAACTGCGGATAAAAATGTACGCCAAGCAGCTTGTTGTGTGCAACCGTATCATCGTATACGACAAATGCGTTATCGTGCGTTGCCGCAAAAGAACGCGGATTTCCGTTCTCGTCGGCGTATATCATTTCAATGCCCGCACCGCATATGCTCGCTTCTTTTTCAAGCTGTGTGTCTATGCTTGAAATATGCTGTTCACGATAACAGTCAAGCACTCTCGTTATATCGTATTTATCGTTTGTGTCATACGTCACAGGATTGCCCAAAAGATATGAAGCGGCAACCGTTGTTATATACTTACACCAGTTAGCGGTGACCTTTACATTCGCCGCACCCTCACTGTTTTTCGTGCGCCTTGAAATATTATGAACACCATAGTAATAATCTTTAAGCCGTCTGTATCTGTCAAGCCCCTGCGAGTGTTGTTCTATCAGTCGTTTTAATATGTCGGGCGTTATGCCGTCTTTTAGTATATCTGCGTCTATATACATTGTACCACCTCTTATAATCCGTAAAGTTTCCGCCTGTCGGGAATAATTATCTTTCCGCGTTTCCGCCAGCCCTCAACTCCGTATCGAAGTGCCGCAATAGCGTCATCGAATACCGGAATAGGCTCATCAGTATATTCATCGCGTTTCTCATCTCTCTGCCACCGCCATTGCTGAATCTCTTTTATGAGATTGACACAAGACGGATGAATGTGTATTCTTCGGCCTTTGAGCCAGTCTATCTGAGCCTTGACCGATTCCTTACCCTTGACAACCGCACAGGCCTTATAACCCGCTTTTTTCCATTCCTTGATTCGGTCGGGTTCTGCACTGTCGCACCACATACGGCTGTTTTTATCAAACTCGCCTTCAGCAAGTCCGATTATCTCGGTCGTGTCCTTTTCGTGTACATAAAGTTCCTTGCACACCCACACATCACCGTCTTTAAAACCGAGCGCAAGAATCGCGTTCGCGTGATTGAATCCAAAGTCCTGTCCCAGCGCGACCGCGTCGAACCCGTCGGGGGGTGTGGCAAAACTCTTAACAATATAATTAGTGAAAATAAGTCCGCCGACCTCGCCCCACTCACCAAGGCCATATATGCGATAGCCGTCGGGGTCAACCTCTCTGCGCCTTTCCATACGCTGTTTATATGCCTCGTCGCAAAAGCGGTTGTTTAAATATGTGCTGTGATGGGTAAACACATTTTCATCCTTGTAATCAAAAAAATCGCGTTTTATCCAATGTGAAGCACTGACCGGGTTAAACGTCATTTTTATCTGATAAAACAACCCCGCCGGAAGCTCGCCCCTCAGACGGTCGTCTATAATTTCAAGGTCTTGTTTGGTGAGTTCTGTCGCTTCCTCAATCCATACATCGGTCATCTTTCCTGTTGAAAACGTGATTGATTTAAGCTTTTCGCGCTGTCGGTCATCGTTTACACCGCGAAATATTACCTTGTTGCCGTTTAGGCAATGCAAAGCAAGCGGACTGTTTGTTATCCGCCACGCGGACGATACACCCATTCGGTAAATCGCCGCCGTAAGCTCTGCAAATGTGCTGTCGCGGTTCGTTACGTCCGACTTGCGGACGCATACAAGATTACGACCCTTGTCGTGCATAAGCCGCAGTATATACATTTGCGCGGTATCTACCGATTTGCCCGAGCCGGCAGAGCCTTTCATAACGATGTAACGCTTTTTGCAATCGTGAACCGGCTTAAATATCGGGTTAAACTGTGCATTTATAATCATTCGGCATCACCACCGTAATCAAAGCGCACCTCAAAATTAAGGTCAGCATCAACCTTTGATTTATCGGTAAACAGTGTGTGATACTTGCCAAGCATTTCCGCTGCGCGATTTACATCAGATATTTTTGTGGGTATTTCAACGCATATAGGTCTTTCTTTTTCTTCTGAAACCTTCCTCTGATTATCGTCATAGTATGACCTTCTTTCCTTGCAAACGACCACAACCGTTTCCGCTTTCTCTCGCCGCATTATCGCGGTCAAAGTTTTTAAAACTTCATCTTGTTTGGCAACAAGAGAATCCTCTTTTTCTGTCAGTCGTTTTTGCACATATTCTTGAATATCAGGTTTTGACAAGTTTTCCGCGCCTATTCGATTTGCCGTTTTTTTAGAATACCCTGCTCTGATTGCGGCTTGTGTCGCATTCAAATCTATAAGGTACTCGTCACAAAATCTCTTTTGCTTATCCGTCACCGCAATCACCTCACTTTTATGTTTCCGCGCCCCGCCCCATCGCAAATTACGAAACATTCTTTCCCGTAAATCCAAAATAAAAAGACGCTCGGAATCGAACGCCTTTTACTGCCCGCAAGGGGCTTTGTATTATTTTTCATACTTACCACAATATCATAATAACACGAAAGTATGTCCCCTTAGTTACCCTTTTTATAAAAATTTATCTTTTTTTTGATAATTTGTAAAAAAACTTACGTCTGTCTTCATAAAATTGCCTGCGTCCGCTATACGCAATTATGTTTTCGTAAGGTAATCCCTCCGTCACATTTTTAAGTAATGCCAAATACGTATTACCGCAGACTTCCTGTGCTGTTTGTTCAATAAGAGCGCATTTCTCGGCTAATTCTATGCGTCTTAACACCAACGTTGCTGTGCTGTCCGTTCCGTTATGAGCCGTTGGCATATCCGTTATAATCGGTGCCTTCACATCATCCGTCAAAGTTTGTAGCTGATGTTTCCACTCGGGATATTGCAAGCAAAAATATTTTAACTCTCGATATTTTTCTCTTGATATATTATATCCGGATAATTTTAAATCTCTTTCTTTCACATTACGCACTCCTTTCATTCCCCCTTTTGTTTATACCACTTACATATGTCGTCCGTGCAATACAGCCGATTCAGTATATCGCACC